TCGAGGATGCTTTAAGTCTGGCGCATGTTGGGAAGGCGTAGAGGTTGGCAAGCGTTGTCAGACCTGTCAGTTCGCTAGGCCAAAGCCAGATGGTGGATGGCATTGCGATAAGCACCAAAAAGAAGCGTTTGAATTATGTAATGATTACACACTCTATGAGCCGTTGCCAAAGGAGTGATGTGATGAAACCAAAAACTACCAACTGGCAGATGCTTAGTAGGAATAAAAATCCTGATGAGTACCGTGAACATTACTTAGATTTGAGCTTTAGCATTACTCAACTGATGCGTTCGATTGAGGAAAAAGAAAACGAGATACTGTCTATATCTGACAGACTGGTAGAGTTACTTGCTGAAAAATCTACTCAAGAAAATAAAGCCCAGTATGCAAGAGCCAGAGAGAAGCGCACGCGTCTGCGTGATGAGTGTGTTGAATTGAAGGTATTGGTTAGACAGGAAGACGCTCAGAAAGAATGGCTTTTACAGCAAGCGAAAATGGTGTTCATGGCAGGAGCAAATGTATGAAGCGCGATGAAGTATTAGATACAGCTAAAGAACTAATTAATGGTGAGAGAGCCAAGGACTATGGAGATGCTTTCGAAAACCATGGCAAGATTGCAGAAGGTTGGAATATAATTGTCAGAGCCGCGATGAATGATCAGGGATACCTGACGGAGCAACATGTTATTCTTATGATGGACTGGGTCAAGACAGCGCGTTTGTTGAACTGTCCTGACCACAACGATAGTTGGGTTGATAAGATTGGTTATTCAGCTTTAGGTGCAGAGTTTACTGAACGTAATGAAGAGATAAGCCGAAGACTGGATATGTTTATTAGAAATCCAGACAAGTTACGTTAGCCAACCGTATATCTTTTTCGTCTGTACCATCCTATCATTCAAGCCATGGTATCCACCGTTCACTCGGCAACTGATGGTTTTAATCACGCTGTCTGATACGCCTTTGTCTGCAAGATCGAATAGTTTATTATGCTCAAAGAACCATATGGCACTGTCGAAAGCATACTCACCTTCCAATAATGACGGGTCGTTCAGAACTTCTGGCAGACGCATTTCCTTGGCGAACAGTCTGTAATTTGTATGCCCGGTGCATTGGAGAAAACCTCTGCCCAAAAATTTTGCGGCTTCTTGCTCAGAAGTATTACCCATCCTACCAGCATAAACTTTACCAGCCAGCTTGCTTGGGTTGCGTGCGTATGGCTTTGCGTCTTCCACTGTCTTGAAGCGTGAAGGCCAGACCTGCTGTATCCGTTCGGGAGAACTATAATACAGACTTTCTTTGACGCGTTTAAACCCACCACTCTCATGTGACGCCTGACCTAACAGGTGTGCCGCACGTTCTGGCGATAGTTCATAATGTTTAGCAATAGACTTAGCGGTGTTTGGCCCAAACGAACCGTCTGGCGTAGCCCCGCATTTTTCTTGCAACATCTTCATCGCGTTACTCATTTCTTTTCCTTTCAATGTGTAGACGCCAACAGTTTACAATGGTGTTTATACTCACCATCAAGAGTAAGAATACTTGCCAGTATTCCATTATCTCGCGCCATTAGTGATGTACTTGAGTTCATTCTCAATGATCGCGACACGTTGCTGTACTTCTGTGACCCTAGAAATCATGGCCGCAAGACCTGATATTTCTTCCCAGACTTCATCTATATCATCCCAGATGCGGCCAATGTCTTGACTGTTATTTGCAACATCGCGCTTCAAGTTGATGTTGTCTTCTATGGCCATACGTGAACCCAGACCACTAACTGTTTCTTCCAGACTTGATATGGTTGACGCCTGTTGTGATACCCACCAAACGCCACCTGCCAGTTGCACTGCCATTGCGATAACCAAAGCAATCGGTAACTTAATATTATCCATAGTTATTCACCACGATCCTTTCCACTAACATAGCCAGCTACAACCCCGACGATGCCTGTGATGGACATTTGTAGTAACTCTATGATGTTTTGGTCTAACTCAGCGTCATGTTCTGCCGCCATTGAAAATTCGTCGTACACAATCAAGCCAAGCAAAAGCATTAGCCCTGTAGCCATGATGAGAACAACTAAATCCTTTGTGTACTTCATTACTTCTTGCCTCCAAAGAATTTGGTGGCTGATCTTACAGCGAAGCTACTGGCAACGATTACACCCAATGTATATTGATACCACTCTGGCATTGTAGACAAAGCCGCGAACCCGTCTGCGACAGCCTTGCGCCCCCACTCTCCACAGAACGAAAGCACTAATGGGATGCTAAATAAAATTACCAGAAATTCGTCTTTCCACGAGTTCTGAGTTCCTTGCGCCATGATGCGTTCCCAGTCTGCCTCAGACGTAGCGGCAGATAACATTATCTTTGCCTTCGCGTCTGCCTCAGAAACTTTCATGCGTGTCTCAGCCGCCTTCGTCTCAACCTTAGAGTTGAGCCATGTGCCAGCTAAGTTTGCTATTGGGCCAATAAATGCTTGTATCATTTCTCATGTCCTACCCATACGGCAAACGCACCCGTGAGTGCGCCTGTTACAGTTGCGGTCAACGCTGTAGCTTGTGTGCTAACGACGTCTTGCGGTAGTGACATGAACCATTCAATCACGCGTATATACATGATTGTCATAACCAACATCATAAGGCGCGGCATCAATTTCCATGCCAGTATTTTCTCCATTGCTATAGCCATATTTCACCTCAATAAGATTTGTTCCAGCTTCCTTGCCATCCGCCAGTGTTGCCGCTTTCGCTTTCACCTGCTGTGGCATCAACGATACCCTCTCGGATACGTCTGTTCCCGCCAAGGATTGGAATACGAGTTGCTACTTCACGCATCGCTGAACGCTCTTTGGAGTTGCTGTTGTCACCTTCATCGAAGATACCAGCAGTGACTTGCATTCCCGCGTTGCCTAAACCGAATGATGGGCCAAGAACTGTACCCCACATACGCTGTTGACCGTATGCTCCATTATCTACTTGGCTTACTGCCGAGTGAATAACGTCACCGATAAGACCAAAGCCGCCCATCACAAGCATACTTTCTACATACCAGCCAAGGAAATCATCCTCATCACCATGTACTTTCTTGTCATAGCCAAGAGCTTTTAGAACATTACGCTTTCGTAAGTCTGGGCTACGGTCATCATCACCACCACGCATCTGGATAACATCTTTTGCGGCCAGTGTTGCGACACCAAAAGCTGGCCCTACAGACGCGAGATACATCAGAGGTTTGAAGTTACCATGATTTGCCTCGCTCAGTATGTGGCCCGTCATCCGTGACATCATCAGTGGGAAAGACTTGAGTTGGAAAACAAGTTGTCCAACAGGCGTCTGCGCCCACATCGGGATGTCATTAGGGTTGGGCTGGAAGATTGCATCGTCTGCGAACTTGATAATACCCATACGAAGTGTGTCGTCTGTCTTCATATCAATCGAACCGATGCTTTCCCCGGCACGTTTTGCTCCGGGTAAAAACTCAGTAAGACCATAGTTCTTTAAGAAACGATGTGCAGTTTTGTATTGAGCAGGTTGATTGGCATATGGGACACCTTCTTTGAAATTATCCAATGCTTTTCTTTGCATTGTTTTGAATGTTTCAAAACCAGTAGCACCCGCAATCATGCGGTTCATGTCTGTCCACGGTGTAAGTAATGTAGCATTGAAGAATGCGTGCGAGGCTTTGTTGTCAGGCGCACCGTACAGGTGAACCATCCGCTCGTGTACAATGTTCTCCATGGCCACGCCTACGTTGCGGATCATATCTCTGTACTCAGGGTCTTTGAGGTTTTTAACTCCGTTTGCCCAAGACTTGAAAGAGCCAGAGCGAATGATAGGTAAGCCCAAGTCACCGATAGATGTCAGGGTGGTAAAGCCAAGGAGCGATACGTTGTTGAAGAAGCGTAGCGAGCGAGATACTTTCATGCCCGTCTTACTTGTGCCGTGCATTGGTTTCTTCATCAGAATACGCATAGCGTTGTCGACGTACTCTTCGCCTTCATCGTATGCGATGGAGCCAGCTTTGCCTTTGAAGTCGTTCAATGCGCCAACGATTGCGTCTACACGTTTAGCATAGACGGGGTTTACCTTACCGTCTGGGCCAAGTGTTGCAATATCCATCAGCATCTGCCGCGCACCAGCGGGGCCAGATGTAGACGATACTTCTAATAACTTATCTACAAACGCAGACGCTTCGCCCTCATTACCTTGGAATGGCATTCGGATCGTATCTACAAGCGATGCAGTTTCCTTACGGCCTGTTGGGTTCATAGCTGTGATGTCATATTCGAATTGCTTATTCTTTGTAAGCAATGCGACGATACCAGCTTTACCTTCTTTACCGACAGTCATGTAGTCAGATACCGCATGACTATTTACACCAAAGCGTTTCGCAGACGTTAGACGGCGCGAGCTACCTTCCAAGTATTTAACAAGGATTGCTTCGAGATCATCTTCTAAGAAAGGCTCAAGCTCATCTAGCATTCCGTCGATCTTATCAAGCTCGATGATACGAGAATAATCTACGTTCTCAAATGATGAGTTCTTAGTTGTGCCTTTAACTGGGATGAACACACCTTCTTCTGCTTCATCCAACAACTTCAGAGTTACACCATTTGCGAAAGCTCTTGCTTGTTCGTCTGTGTATTCACGCCCGTACTCTAAGCTCTCTCTTTGGTAATATTGTACCAGCTTTGCTGTGAACTCATCCCTATTCTTGTGGATTGCTTTCTGGCTCCAGACTTGTGGCAGATAATTAGGGCCACGATTACCGACATGGAAGCCTTCTTTGATTAGCTCATTGCGTTCGTTCGCAAGTGTAGCTCTGATTTGACGATAGATATTACGCTCGTCGGCACTTAGTGCTTTCTCTTGGCGTGATCCATCCCCTCGACGTAAAGCTCGTACAATACGGCTATGGGATTTAGGTTGAGATTGTCCAACACTTGCTGTTGTTTTACGGAAGTAACCTCGTAACATACCGTCTGCGTCTGGCAATGCCGTCAGTTTATCAGAAATGGGCATAAACTTTTTAGCAAACCGTTGGTTCATATCCGGGTAATGTTCTTTGTACTTGTCACCAAGCCAGTGCATGCCTTGGTTTTTGATCCGGGTCGACAGACGTTCAAAGTATTTGAATGGGCCAGACTTTCGTACAGCTTGCTCTTCCTTCGGAGAGAGTTCGCGCTTACGCATCATGGACATAACTGCACCAGTTATAGTGCTGTTCGTACCTTCTTGCTCAAGAAGCTCACCAAATTGTCCGGCTGGAATTTCACTGATGCTCTCAACGCTTTCGTTCATCATAGCGTCGATGACGTCACCGTTCACACCTTTTGGAATTGGTCGGTCAAACTCTAAGATGCTGTTGTATATCATTTCGTCGTTGCTATCGAAGTAATCAGCGTCGATATGCTTGGCTTGCTCTGGGTTAAACAAGACCGCAGACGTGTGGGTTGTGGAAGATGCACGATATGTATCGCCATTCGCCATAACATCTTCGCCATCAGCCAATGAGTTGCGGTGCGTTGTAAGCATTCCGTCATAGCCAAGATCGTCAAGGATACCTGTTAGCTCTTCTTGCGCGGCGGCTCTATTGCGGCCAGACTTTATAAGAGAGTTTACCAGTTCTCGGTATGTATTTGTTCCATCCACATCAGTGCCAGACATTGTTTCTTCAAGATGTCTGAAAGTACGCTCTGTTGTGTTTCCAACCTCGTGCATCTTAGCCATGATTGCTTTGATCATTGGGTGATCTGCGTTGTATGCGGCTGTGCTTCTGAAATCTACAGGTGTATTTAGATTGATAACCATCGGCATAACATATGGGTCAATGGTCAGGCCGCGCTCAGATAAAGTCTCAGCTAATGCCTGTTCGTTTGCCACCAAGTCATCGAGATGATCACGGAACGCATCCAGTGTGCCAGTTGTAACGTCTGGGTTTATACCAAGCTCATCCTCAAGTGCGCTGAACTCGCGGCGTACCTTAGAGATTTCGCGGCGTGTCTCCACCATGTCCCAGATGTCCCAATCCAAGTCTTCTTTATCAGACGCTGGCAGGCCAAGTTCTTCAGCCTGCTGGAACATTGCTTCTACAGTTGGGCGTTTCGCATATACTTCACCAGCAACATGAGGATTTGCCGTTAGGTAGTAGCCGGGGCCATAGTTCCCACCTTGAGAACGCTTGAAGATTGCGTTTGGATTATCGTCTGTACGACGGAAAACGTAACCTTTTGGCGTGCCGTGATAGAATACATTTGGCGTCTGTGATGCGCTGTCAAAACCAACACCACCTTTTGTAAAGTTTACAAGGTTTGCCATGCGAGGTTTACTTGCAGAGTTGATAGCGTCTTGTGCGTAATCTGCCGCGTATGATGGGTGTGCAAGAACACCACCATCAAGTGAGCCAATCATCGGACGCTTTTCTCCACTTTCGAACATGTCACCGTAAAATGTTAGGCGGCGATAGCGGCCTTTCACATCAGTACGACCGATCTGTCCGTTTGTAGCATAGGCTGTGTACTCAATAGTACGGTCTATAGCACGATCTAAAGTGCTTCTCATACGGACGTTGTTTGCGTCGCCTGTGATAACACCATCTAAGATTTGTGAGCGTGGTATATCTTCGCGTGTGTAGCGGTTTACTGCATCAGAGAACCACTCTTCAGCAATAGCTTGCTCTTTAACAAACTCTGATCTGTCTGCGTACTTACTTCCAACCAGACCTTCGATACGCTTGCGCATACTTCCATCAAGAGCGCGGTATGCCTCAACGATTGCTTCGCTTTCTTCTGGCTTCAGTGCGCCAGAACGCACAATCATGTGCATCAAGTTGCCTATCGCTTCGTCAGGTTGGCCGTCGCCTTTGTTTATGGCAGATGAAATGCGGCGAACTTGCTTACGAAACGAGTTGAAGTCAGATGATCTAAAGTCTCCGAATACTCCGTCACCTGCAAAGCTAGGATCGCTACCAGCCAGACGAGAGATGTCCGCCGTGCCAAGCATATTTGCAGTGTCATCTCCACCACGAGAGGTCTTGCCAATAATGTTGTACATGCGATACGCCATTGTGCGTGTCACGTTTTGTACGTCTGCATCCCGGTGTGTCATCAGAGAAAGGTTCTCACGTACAGACGCACGCGCGGCGGCTGGTATGCCATCACTAGATGATACGCCTACGTTATCGTTCACTTCTCTGAAGGTCATAATCATACTGTCGCGGAATGTGCGAGGTATGATCTTTCCGCCAGTCTTGCGAGCCTTCTTCTTAGCTACACGATACTGCGTTTCCCACAGTGCTTCATTCACAGTGGCTTTGTCACCATCGTAAATTGCACGAAGTAGTCTATCTTCTAGCGCAGAACCACCAAGTTCCATGATTTCCCTGCGAACAGGAACTGCTTTTGCTGTTAGTGGTTTGGCTTTTATTTTAGCAACAATCTCTGCCGCTACTTGATCGCCATAATCTGTGCCACGATGCTTACGGAAGTCAGACTGTAACTTCTTCAGAGACAATGTTTTAACTGCGTCTGCAACAGTACCGTCTACGTTTGGCTTGTTCTTGCCAGTGTTGCGAGAGCGTTTGTTCTTCTGCGTTTTCGTGTCAGAAGTCGCCTGCGCTATGGTGCGGTCTTCTGCTTTTTTCTTTGCTTTAGCCGCCTTTCGCTTAGTGCCAGACGGAGTTACGTTTCCATCTGCACGTACTGGTGGCTGAGTTCCACCCGTTACAGACGCAGGGACTGCACCTGTCGGTAGTCCTGACTTGCCTTCAACACGCTGGTATCCAGCACCCAAAGATTTACGAACGCTTTCGATCATATGCTTGA